GCGCTGCGTTCCTGCAAAGCCGGAACGATGAGAATTCTTCGCCTGATGGTTATGTGATTATTGGATCAGATGGCTTTTCGGCACAAACGAATTACTATGATTACACCAGTGACAGCCTTAGCTTTTTTGTTGTTGCACCGTTTACAGGTAAAAAAGTTTTCTGGTTCAATACGAATGGCACAAGCGGCCTTGGTATTGGCTTTATGTCAGGCACAACGCCCGTGCTAAACCCCGGCGCGTCGCTTGGTTCTACTTACGGGTGTTTTTTTACAAATCAGTTAGGCAATGTGATTTGCAACGGTTCGATCCCTTTCACGATACCGGGCGGTCTTTCAAGTTTTGGGTTTTACGTTGATACGGTTGCTGGAACAGCATATATAACGCCAGATGGCGTGAATTTTTACGGAAATTCGGGCATAGCATTGACCGCCGAACAGGCGGAAGCTGGTGTCAATCCTTTTGATTTGACGGCGGCTGGATTGACCGGCCCTTATCTGCCGTTTGTCGTAAGTAATCAAGGCGCGGTTTTGCTCAACAGTGGGCAATCGCCTTATCCTGGCACAACGTTAACAGGTTACAACAACTTAACGCCAACGTTAACAACCAATTTGCAACCCGCAATGTCTGGCGGTGATGTTTCTGTTACTTGGAACAATACAAACAATCTTGACGGCGAATTGCAATGGACGATCACGCCTGACGATGACGGAAGCTGGGTAAATTGCGGCGGTGTTTCGACTGGTGCCGGTGGCGTTGCAACTTGTGGCACGGCGGAAACAATTCCTGACGGCACGGCCGATTTGTCTGTAATTTATTTTTTCCGTGACGGCGGAAACGTTTATAACTGTTCCCCGTTTCAATACTTGCCTGTGATTGCAAGACAAGATGGTGACGGCGATGTTATTGCCAGCTTTTCTTTTAGTTTTCTTGGCGGTGTGCAGCCAAGCACACTAATTCCCTTTATTGGCGGCAACTATTCCAAAGTGTTTGTCAGTCTGTTTGCAAAAGTCGGGAACACAAACGGTATTACGGCAAGTTTTTTAGACCCTACAGCTTTGCCTGTTTGGGGTGTTTATTGGAATTTTCCAGGCACAGAACCAAACATTGCATTTCAACAGCTTAACGGGACCGATCCAACAAGCGGCCCTGATCATTCGGGCACGCCTGACGTTGGTGTTGCCTATGCTTTTGGTGTGCTTGATGCAACCGATAGAGCGGAAGGAACAATCGAGCTTTATCACGGCAACCCGCCACCATCCGAAACAACTTACGGCCCAACACCTTGGCCCGGAACAAGCGACACCCCTTTTTCGGCGTTGCTGATCACAGATAGCACCTCTGGCTTTGCTTTCGGTTATACTGCCGCTGTGGTTGTGCGGGCGCCCTATGTGCCGCCCTATGTGCCAACAGCACTTCTTACGCAACAAATACAAATGTGAAACTTGCACCAGCATACTATTGCATGCTGGTGCATATTCTAAAGGGGCTTAAAATGCTTTGCGACACGTCCGACATTCGGCTAGTTTGCAATGGCGCTGGGGTAGGTGGCCCCAGCGCGCGGTCTTTTCCTCCCTTAACTTCCCGCCGGGGTTTTCGCTCCGGCGGGTTTTTTTCCGCCAGTGGGGTATTGCCGGTGAAATTTACAGTTGACGGCGCTTCATTTGGTCAAGACAAGCATGTGACTGTTGAAGTTGACGAAGCAACTTTGACACGCTTGCTTAAAATCAGCATCAAAGAAAATCTTGAAGAATGGGCGGAACGCAAAACAAACGGTTTGCTTCGCTGGGGGTTTGGCGCAGTAGCAACTGGAATTGTTGCATCGTTCGGCGCATGGATAATTCAACACCAGTTGCCAAGCTGGCTGCTTGACGCAACAAACAGGAGTAAGTGATATGGATTGGGATGGCTTTCTGACAACTGTTGGTGAACACTTGCCAGTTGTCGGCCCTTACGTGAAAACGCTTGCCATAATTGCTGGCATTACCAGCCTTGCGGCAAGTCAGTTAACGGCGAGTTTTCCGCCGCCGTCTGACGGTTGGCGCGTGCCGGTTTGGGCTGCACTAAATTGGCTTGCTCGCAACGTCAAATTTGCGCAGAATGCGCCCCCTGCATCGGATCAATAAGGAAAAGACAATGAACACAATTGTTTGTGGTTTTGGAACGGTGGCGCTTTGCGCAGCACTGGCGGCTTGTAGCCCCAGAGTGTTGACCGAAGCCACCACGTTCGCGGCCGACACATGCACGCTTGCCAACGCGGCCAATGCCGCCGATCCGGCGCTATGCACGCACAACGCCAAGGCGTGTGCCATCGGTCAGGCTGCTTGCACGGCGGCGCCGGGCATCCTGGCCGGGTTGGAGCCGGTCACCGCAGCACCGCCAGCCACCGGGCCGTAAAACAGGCTTGCAATCTGTGGGCAAGCCAAGGTAAATTTCCTTGTTCCTGCGTGCCAGACTGTTTCCTCACCGCTAGCACACCAAGAAAACGCCACTGGAAACGGTGGCGTTTTTTGTTTATGCTGACCCTATGAGCCAGCGCATTCAAGTCCAGCTTTTTCATCCGCTTGTTGATGATATGTCTTGGGCGACACAAGAGTTGATCGAAGGGTATGTTTTCGCTTGGATTAAGAGCGAACGGCATGCCGCTTCCTATCTTGCAAAGTATTTGCGTGGCAACAATGAGTGTATTGCGCGCTTCACAGAAGCGATTGCTGATGATCCTGATTTTGAAGACTTGAAAGCTGAAATTTGGCAAGAGTGTGATTTGCCAGAACAAGGCACGCTAGAGTTTCACATTTGGCAAATTGAGCGCCATCTTGCCAATCCGCAATTTCCTGACAAAGAACGTGTCACGCTATATAAAGTGTTGGGCGAATTTCGCGGTTGGCTTGTGAAGCCCGGCGACGGAACAAAGCTTACCCAAATCAACATGCTTGGCGATGGTGGCAAGGCGATTGAAAGCATGCGCACCATGTCACCAAACGATGCATAGCGTATTTATTCTGATATGCTTAGCGGTGGTATTTGATGCCTGTTGCCTTTCCATTTGATTTTTTGAAGCCGGATTATTCTCGGGTCTTTCATCATCGCGCGGCTATGTTGCACAAGTTAAATGATCCTTTTACACTTGCAGGATTGAAAGAATATTACAAACATCATCCGGCGCAATTTATTAACGATTGGGGTTGCACGTTTGACCCGCGCAATGCAGATATAGGTTTGCCGTCAACCATTCCTTTTGTTTTGTTTCCAAGACAAGAAGAATGGTGCGACTGGTTGATTGATCACTGGCGCAATAGGCGGCCCGGATTGACACCTAAAAGCCGTGACGTTGGGATGACTTGGCTTTCCGTGGCAATGGCTTGCACAATTTGCCTGTTCAACACCGGCATTGTTATTGGGTTTGGTTCGCGCAAAGAAGAATATGTTGACAAGATCGGCAGTCCGAAAGCGATCTTTTGGAAAGCGCGGGAATTTTTAAAACGCATTCCCTATCAATTTTTGGGCGACTTCAACATAAAGCGCGACGCGCCGCATATGCGCATTCTGTTTCCGTCAACCAATTCCGCAATAACCGGCGAAAGCGGCGACGGGATTGGCCGAGGGGACAGAACGTCAATTTATATTGTTGACGAAAGCGCATACATTGAACGGCCGAAGCTTGTTGACGCTTCACTGTCAAACACAACAAATTGCAGAATTGACGTGTCTAGCGCGAACGGTATGGACAACCCGTTTGCGCAAAAGGTGCATGAAGGAAAGATTGACGTTTTTCCTTTTCATTGGCGCGACGATCCGCGTAAGAATGATGCCCACAAGATTTACGAATTGACACCGGGAAGCGGCGTCTTCGTAAGCTGGTATGAGAAGCAAAAGAACGATCTTGACCCGGTTATTTTGGCGCAAGAAGTTGACATAAACTTTGCTGCGTCTGTTGAAGGCGTTGTTATTCCGCACGAATGGGCAACCGCCGCGATTGGTGCGGCCGAGAAGCTGGGTATCAAACCGACCGGCGCCAAAGTTGCGGCGCTTGACGTTTCCGACGAAGGCAAAGACCTTAACGCAACGGCGGCGCGGCACGGGATTGTGCTTATTGGTTTGCAATCTTGGACTGGCAAGGGAAGCGATACTTTTTACACTACGCAAAAGGCTTTTGAATTTTGCGATGATTTCGCTTGCGAAAGTTTTGAATATGACGCTGACGGCATCGGCGCCGGTTGCCGTGGTGACAGCCGTGTGATAAATGAACAGCGCGCAAAAAATAGAGTTCGGCAAATTGCGGTAAATGCTTTTCGCGGTTCTGGCAAAGTGATTAACCCGGAAAAGCCGGTTAACAAAAACGATCCGAAAGGACGGAAGAACGAAGACTATTTCTTTAATTTCAAAGCGCAAGCTTGGTGGTCTTTGCGCATGAAGTTTCGCAACACTTTTCGCGCTGTCAACGGCGAACCATATGACCCGGAAGACATAATTTCAATACAATCTAATTTGCCGATGTTGTCAAAGTTGCTTTTGGAATTGGCGCAGCCAACTTACAGCATCCAGACAAACGGCAAGATTTTGATTGACAAGGCACCGGACAATACTCGTAGCCCAAACCTTGCCGACAGTGTTATGATGGTTTTTGCACCAGTGAAGCGCCACAACGGGTTGTTTAGTTAAGAAAGGTTTTGCTATGTTCGGTTGGTTTAGGAAGAAGCCGAAGGCGCCGCACACTGCCGATGCGATCCGCGAAGCTGTGGCGGCCGCCGTAACCGGCGGCCTGTTTTCAACCCATGGGCGCGCGCGCACCCGTGACCGCCAACCCTTTATGCCCATGCCGTTTCAACCGCCGAAGCCGTCCCGAACGGTTAAAGGCGCATCTGTGGGCATGGATACGGACGATGGTCAGGGCGGCCCGGCCGGTGCGCCTTTGCCGACAAAACCGGACTATGGCAGTTCATACGGCACAATTTCAGACACGCAACTTTCATGGTTTGCTTCGCAAGCTTTCATTGGTTACCAGTTGTGTGCGTTGCTTTCACAACACTGGTTGATTGATAAAGCTTGCTCTATGCCAGCAAAAGACGCTGTTCGTAATGGTTATGATTTGAAAATTGACGGCGCCGATTTACCGAAAGATATTCATAGTTTCATTCGTGCCATTGATAAGCAGTTCGGCGTAAAACGCCAATTGATTGAGTTTGTTCGCAAAGGGCGTATTTTTGGCATTCGTATTGCCATGTTCAAAGTTGATAGCGATGATCCTGAATATTATTTGAAGCCGTTTAATATTGACGGGGTTGCGCCGGGCGCTTACAGGGGCATCGTGCAGATTGATCCGTATTGGATTGTGCCGGAACTGATTTCGCAAAACTTGATCAATCCCGACGATCTGCATTTTTATGTGCCGGAATTTTGGCGCATTAGCGGTCAGATTATTCATCGTTCTCATTTGATCATTTTCACAACTGGCGACGTGCCGGACGTGTTGAAACCATCTTACTATTACGGCGGCGTTTCTGTGCCGCAGCGCATTTATGAACGCGTCTATGCGGCCGAACGAAGCGCGAACGAAGCGCCAATGTTGCTGATGACAAAGCGGCTTACCGTTATGATGACGGATTTAGCCGCTGCTGTTGCCGATCCTGATAAATTTCAGGAACGCATGCAATGGTGGACAGAAAACCGCGATAACTACGGCGTCAAGTTGAATGGCCCGGACGATAAGCTTGAACAGTTCGACACCGCTCTTGCTGACGTTGACGCGGTTATTTTAACGCAATATCAGCTCTCGGCCGCTATTGCGGAAGTGCCGGGAACGAAGCTGCTTGGCACGCAGCCAAAAGGCTTTAACAGCACCGGCGAATTTGAAGAAAGTTCTTACCACGAATTTCTTGAAAGTCTGCAAGAAAACGATATGACACCCTTGCTTGACAGGCATTATTTGCTTGTCATGAAGTCTTACATTGAACCGAAATTCGGCGTCAATAAGCGGGTTGATATTTCTTGGAACGAATTGGACGCGATGACCGCGCAAGAACAAGCGGCTGTCAACGCTACCAAGGCGGCAACTGGCGCGGCTCTTGTGGCGTCCGGCGCTATCGAACCGCGCGACGAAACCGGGCGCCTCATTGCCGATCCGCAGAGCGGCTACAGCGGGTTGCAGATACCGCCGCCAGAACCGCCGCCAAGTCCGGCCGGGGCGCCTGGGGGCGGCGGTGCAGAACCGCCAGCGGGCACGCGCGCGGCTGCTGCGGGGGTTGCCGCCAAGTTGCCCGCGCCGAAGCAGACGGCAGAGAAGGGGGCTTGATATGGGTAACCATGCGGGCGGCGAAGCATGAAAAAGCAACCGCGCGTGATCGCACGCGGGAAAGTCTTTCGCGTTCCGGCAACTGTGCAAGGCGCGTTTGTTGGCAAACTTGAAACCATGCTTGCAAGCATGATGCGGGAAGCCCAAAAAGAAATTTCAGACTTGTTTTATAAAGAATTTGCGCGGGAACATTTTGGCAGTGATGGCGTTGGCATGGACGCTGCAAATATTGGAAGTCAAGCGCGTATTTTGGTCAACAAGCTAAAAGGCAAGTATGACCAATTGTTTGGCAGTGTTGCAAGCGATACGTCTAAAGATATGGTTGACGGTCTTGTGCGTAGTTCAACAGCGCAAGGTAAGGAACAAATTAAAACTTTGCCGGGTTTGAAAGAGCGGTCGAAAGAATACACAATCGCTCTTGAAAAAATTGACGCAAAGACAAAGGGTTTAATCAATGCTGCAGCAAGTAACGCGGCCGATTTTATCAAGACAATACCCGAACGCTATCTAAACGATGTTGCAAAAGCTGTTTACAATTCTATCGTGACCGGCAACGGTATGCAAGACTTGATTCCATTCTTTGAAAAACATGACACAGGCACGCGCAATTGGGTGCGCAATGTGGCAATGGATCAAACGCGCAAGACTTACAACGGTCTAAATCTTGGCCGAATGCGCGGCATTGGTATTTCAAGAGGCGAATGGATACATTCGGCTGGTAGTCAAAAACCGCGCGAACTTCACGTTGATTTTGATGGCAAGACTTTCGACTTGCAAGAAGGTGCGCCGGTTGGTGACGATGACGGCAACATGGTGCAGCCTGGGGAAGAACC